TGCGAAGGCATAGAGACTGCCCGACCAGTACCATTCGGTCATAAGGGATTGGGGCAGTATCATTCTTGCCTGTTCAGGGGCTACGCCCTGCTTGATTAGGATGTTGTAGTTTTTGAAGGCCAATAGGTGGGTCTGCTCAAGCACCTTTTGAGGTGTGCTTTGGTCTTTAACCTCACCGTCACTGCCTTGCTTGCTATTCAGTGGTCTGCCTCGCCACACCGAAGGATTGTAAAACTCCGGCGGGCTATCGACATACCGTCTGGAACATTCATTCCAGCTCAAGCCAATCTGGTGCTTCACGAGCTGTCGTGCCACGAAGATTGGGGCTTTGATGCGAAACTGAATAGACGTATGGGCAAATGGCGACCAATGACCATGGTCAGCTAGGTAACCAATTAGCTTCATATCTGCTTCATTCAGTTCGGCTGAGTGCTTATCGAATGAAACCCGTGCTGAGTTAACAACTGACAAGTCACTGCCCATATGGTCAATGTATTGCACCTGAATGTTCGGCTGGCTCATCTGTTTCTCCTTCATCGATGAAAAGCAATTCCTGTTCAACCAGTCGCCCCGTGTCACGTTGGTAGACCAATGTGCCAGCGTGGCCTGTTTGGCCCGTGTAACGATTTTTGAGGATTTTGATGTGCCGGACATCGGAGTCTGGGTCATCGGGGTCAGCTTCAAGTCCGATACAGGTATCAGACAGCTGCGCAATGGCATGACTGCCTCGAAGCTGGCTAAGGCTCACCCTTGCGCCATCCTCATGGCCTCTGCCATCAGGTCGCTTCAAATGTGAAACCATGATAATCGAAATGCCCAACTCAGAACAAAGCGTTCTCAGCTTCGTGCAAGCCGCATCGAGCATCCGGCGTTCATCGCCTTCCTGTGCGGAAACAAGGATGCTGATATGGTCTAATATCACGTGAGAAATCGAAAGTGAGACCGCCATAAATCTGATGCGTTGACAAATCATGTCAATGTCAGAGCTGCCAAAATGGTCGAGCAGATAACAGGTTCTGTCGCCAAACAAATCATCGAAGCCCTCAAGCACTTCTTCATCTGTGGCTTGCTCCCGCTCCACCAACAGATTTTTGCTGAGGTGGATGCCAGTCAGGCCAAGCAAGGTTCGCTTATTGCTTTCTTCCAATGCTATGACACCAACCTTTTGGTCGTGCATCAATAGGTGGTGGATAAGCTCTTTGCAGAACGTAGATTTTCCAAGGCCGCTTCCCGCTGCGATAGTTGTAAGCGTCTCACGGTGTAAACCTCGCAGGATTTCGTTAAGCTGGCTGTAGGGCCATGTAATGGCACTTGCTGCCTCATCAATCGTAATATCTGACCGGTAGTCAGTTGCAGATTTCAGACCATCAGGTCGGAACTCCTGTGCTTGCCAGATGGACTGTACCAGCTCTGAGCGTTTGCCCTGAATGATAGCTTCATTGGCATCCTTGGCTGGCATCGATGCTATTTTGCATTTGCCGACTGGTAGTATTTCAGCCACTTCCTGAGCAGCTTTCTGACCAGCTGCATCTGCATCGAAGCAAATAACCACCTCATCGAAACCATTGATGAAATCAAAGTTCTTCCGCACTGCTCGAACCGCACCGGCTGCACCAGTCGGGATGCTGCAGACTGCATATTTATGCTGAAAGCAGGAACTGAGCGAAATTGCGTCCAATTCTCCTTCGGTCAGACACAATTTACGCCCTTTTCCACTCCATAGGCTCTGCCCAAATAGCGTGATGTTGTTGGTGTCGCCAATGAACTGAAACGACTTTCCTTTGCCACGTATTTTCTGGGCAACGATTTTGCCAGTCGCATCACGATAGTTTGCAATCTGGACTAGCTCACCTTGATGGTTATAGCCAACCCAGTAGCTGAACTTCTCGCAGTCGGCTTCGGTTAATCCTCGTGCCGGTAAGCTTTTTGCTTCGCCCTTGAGTAGGTTCGCTTGCTTGGCTTGGACTTTGTTCTGAACCGCTGCCTGTCCTGTGCTATCTCCTTCGCTACTGGGTTGATAGGTTTGACAGGAGAAACAGTAGCTATTGGTCGTACCGTCATTGTTTTCGTAAACCCCTCTTCCATCACTGCTGCCACATTCATCGCAAGAAGTGTGGTGTAGGAATTTTCCCTCGTTGTCAGGTTGCTGTTGCATCTGTTTCTCCTTCATTCAGCTAAGCTAGGATGTAGCGGGTGTAACGCTGACCAAGCCGGTCAGTTTTCCACTCGCTAATGATTTTCAACCCACGCTGACGCAAGTCAGCAATGCGTCTGGTTAGCGACCTGACCCGATATAGGTCATTTGCTTCAACCCAGCTGATTGACCCAACGTCACGCAAGTGCGTTAAGATTTGGTCATTCTGGCTCATTATGGTTTTCTCCTTCTGTTAACCATTCATCGGGAATGCGCTTGTGTGCGTATTTGAAGCCGTGCTTTTCTGCCCATTGGGCATAGCTCGTGGGCGAGCCTCGATAGAGCTTGGCGTTCTGGTTGCTGAACACAAAACGCACTTCGATGTCTGGATGTTGTTGTTTGATGAGCAAGTGTTTCTGTCTATCAGCGACAGTAAATCTTCCCTTGCTTTCGATAAAAAAATGCCCACTTTTCGTGGGGATTTTGAAGTCGGGTAGGTAGGTAGATTGCCTTTTAGGCCAAGTGTACGAAACCTTGTCGGCTTTCGGCTCGTACACCACTGGTAAACCAGCGTCTCTAATCTGTTCGGCACAATTTTCTTCCAATCCGCTCCTATAGCCATTCATAAGGCCATGAAACCGGTTAGAAATCGTACTCATCCCCCCCTGGCTTTTCGTTGCTGTTTGCTGCCTTTTGTGTAGCGACAAAGCCGCCCTCTTCTGGCTCAAACTCAACCTTTGCCTCTACAAGCTCGATAATCTGAACTGCAGACATCTGCATCGATATGCCGTTACCCTGAACGCTGTATGGGTAAAAGCTTCCCTTGACCCGCATAACGCTGCCGCCAGTAACATTTGGCAGCTGCTCAGGCGCAATCAATGTGCCTTGTGAGTCTGCAAATTTTGGCTGGTATTTGGATTTCAATTTGAAAACCACATCGCCTGTTTCGGCGTCTTTGGCGAAAGGCATTTTGCAATTGCCCTTACCAAAATTGTCGTTGGCGACTTGCTGCGCCAAATCAATTAATGGCTTCGCATCACCTTCTGAAATACGCAAATCGACAGTGTATTTCGGATTTTCTTTGTTAAAGGCATCATCTGGGCGATTAAGCCAAGCATATTTAGCCGTGCCTTTCGGCGTCTGAAACATAATCTTCTGTGCCATGTTCGTCTTCTCCTTCATGGTCAAAATGTTGTTGGGGCTGGTCAAACCTCGCAAGGGAAAGCCCTAATGCGTCAGCTTGAACCAGCATATCTAAGGGGATGGGTTCGCCACGTTGCTGAAGTAGCTTTGCCATCCCCAGTAACTTCACACGTGGGTTCACGATTGCTCCTGTTTCTGGTGTTGAGACAAAAAAAAACGCCCCGAAGGACGCTCTGTCGTTTACCCCAGAAATAAAGAACCGCTTGGTTCGGGCTTATAGGAAGCTGTAAAGGCTATCCTTGATTTGCTCGATATCAAAATCTTCACGATTAGGAACTTCAGGCCAGTCAATTGCACGGATGTGTGCAATCACCGCCTCATCGATTTTGGTCTGCTGAGTGATTGTCCATGCATTGCCCTTAATTCTAGCAAGCTCCTCTGCCGCCCATTTTTCGGACAGGTGAACGAACAGCCGCCGCTTATTTTGCGACAACAGGTCGTGGTATAGGTTGTAATCCCTATACAGCTCGATCAGGGTGTCACGCAGGGCTTCAGACAGCGTTAGCATATCACCAATCCCTGCAGCAAAGCTGTCATGCACAACCATCACGCTTTCAACGCCACGCTTTTTGCATTCAAGCACCGTCATCATCAGATGTGTTGCATCCATTGCGTGAACGATGTTTGGCGCAGATGCATTGATAGATTTCTCTACCCATAGCTTGGTATCGTCAGTTTCGTGGACGCTAAGCCACTCCGTGCGTGTAAAACCAAGACTGTTCTCTCCTTCTTGACGTTCTGCCTTCAACGGCCTGTCAAAAAACGTGAGTTGTTGGTCTTTGGTAAATTCCTGCACGTAATGCTGGTACATCGGAAACTGCATATGAGGCGTCACGAATTTCAGATGCACACCGTTTTCATTGTGCGTTCTGTATTCCTTCTTCTCATCGTCAGTCAGGTCATCGTAATTAGCTGGCCTCTGTTCGGTAATTTCAGATTTAGCTAGAATGCTTGCGATATCCCGAATGAATTTCATGCCTGTTTCAGCTGAGGTCACAACTTCGACAATCGCCCTTTCATGCACCCCCGCAATGTAGATGCTTGCAGCGAAGCCCTTGTCAGCACCGAATGGATGCTCAGCAATTTTGCCATGCCGCAACTTTTCAGACAGCTTGTCCATCCAGTCAGCACGTAGCTGATTGGCGAAACCAAACTGGCGGCTGCTATAACAGTACGTCATAACTTGGCGTTTAATCACGCTGCGTCCATAAGGCATCACAACATCACCTGACCACTGCTCAAGCTGGTCAATCACTTCCAACTCTTTTTCTTTCTTCAGCCTTTGCCGTGCATCGCTTCTGCTCCAGCGTCTGCGCAAACGCCTCCGTTCCCTGTCTTTCAACACGAACCGATTGTCTTCGTCTTTTTCAGCAAGCTGGGCAGCGACTTCAGCTTCTTGTTGCCTATCATCATCAGTGACAGGGTCATCGAGCAGTTCCTGCGTCTTGCGTATCTTGTCTTCAGCAAACAACCGCTTGGCAACTACAAGGCAATCTTCGTAAATATCACGCCTTGTTTTGCTATCGCTAAGATTGACCCTTTCGCAATTATCGGTATGCAAAAGTGATAAGGCAAGGTGCTGAACGCCACTTTGCGATGCATCAACAGCAATAGGTAAACCAGTGCTGTAATCCTCGCCGTTAGCTTTGGCTTGTTCGTAAAGATAAAGTTCACGACAGGCAGCAATAAACTGGAATGGCTCACTGGCTTCAGACCAAATGTCAAAACTGGTTTTGAAATCCGCACCACAAGCAAGGATTGCATCCTTGTTTTCCTCATAGAAAGTCGCATGGTCTTGCACATCCAGCTTGTCCATCTTGTTGCCGTATGTGTTTGCAAGCTGCAGATATAACCAAGCTACATTCTCTTCAGTGACCAATTGCTTTTTCGCAAACACAAATTGCGCACGAATGTAATCGGTGTCGTGGTGTCCAAAATCGTTGATATGATAAATCCTGCCACGGCTATCACAGTTGTGCGGCATATAGAAATCACCGTCATCCAACAGCTTTTCAGCCTCACCAACGGGTGCTGCACTGTCTTTTGGATTAGGCGCAGCAGTGTAGCGGTGCAACATCGTTGTATTGCCACGGGCTGCCGCATTCGCTTCAACCTTGTCATTCTTGTCTTGCGTCCATTGGCTTCGCTCATCGGGCGACATTGCGGCCCACACATCATCAGTCAGTTTGGTCTCAACCGGAACTTGCTCGATGTTAGGCCAGCTCTTTAAATCACCACCTTTCCGGCCTTCATCTACCCACTGAACAGCCCGAAGAACATATTCGTTGATATTGTATGGCGTGTTTTGAATGTGGTGGACGGCCTCAAGAACCTTGTCCATCTTGCCGTTTTCAATCCGCTCTTCGACATCAGCCTTTTGCTCATCACTCATGTGACGGACGAAATGTGTGCGGAAGTTCAGCATCGCATCATCATAAGGCCCACTGCGTGACCATCCGTCTTCATGCGGATACCATTCATTGGGCTGGACTGGATTTGCGCTGAACATTGGCGATTGCAAATCAAAATGCTTTTCGTTGCGTTCTTCAATGGCTTTAAGGACTTCCTGCGACAGTTCCAGATAGCGTGTGGCCTTTTTGTCATCACCCTTTTTGAACTTTTCCCAGTCAAGCAAGCCCGCTTGCGTCACGCTATCCTGCAAGGCACTGCCAATGTTGCGCAGCATATTGCGGTTTGCGTAATATCTGCTGTCAAACCCAAGATGTTCAGCACGGGCCAAGAACATATCTGTCCGGCGATAGGTGTCGCCCATCTTCTGCATCATCGCTGCCTTGAAACGCTCAAAAGCTTTTTCTCTTTCGCCTGTTCCATAGACCAGCTGGTCGAAAAGCAAAGCGACAAAATTCTTGCCAGCTTGCTCACGTGC